GGAAGACGGCGCCGCGCCCGCCGGCGACATCGAGGACAAGTTCTCCAAGGCGCTGGCCTCATTCGGCGACAAGATCATGGCGTCGTTCGGGATCAAGCAAGATCCGCCGGCGCCGGCCAACGACCCGGTCGACGGCAAGTTCGATGCGGCGGCCTTCAGCAAGGCGATGAAGGACGGCCTCGCGCCGATCGTCGAGCAGTTCGCCGCCGCGACCCAGGCTTCCGACGCGAAGTTCAACACGCTGCAGTCCGACCTCAACGAGCTGAAGACCAAGCTCGAGGGCAAGCCCGCCCCGCGGTTCACTTCGCGCCCGCCGGCGACCGGCGGTTCGGGCCAGGTCCAGGCCGACTTCTAGCCGCCCGCGATCGCCCGCCCTCACCCGTTCCAGACACCGGAAAGCCCCGCCTCCATGCGCAACGAAACCCGCGAGCTCTTCAACGCCTACTGCGACCGCCAGGCGGAGCTGAACGGCGCCCATCCCGACACCGTCCGGGACGGCAAGGCCTTCTCGATCGAGCCGTCGGTCCAGCAGAAGCTGAACGACAAGCAGCAGGAGGATTCGTCCTTCCTGGCTGCGATCAATATCTCGCCGGTCGACGAGATGAAGGGCGAGGTGCTGGGCCTTGGCGTGTCGGGCCCGCTGGCTGGTCGCACCAACACCACCAACACCGACCGCGCGCCGGTCGACCCGAGCGGCCTGGACGCCGACGGCTACGAGTGCAAGCAGACCAACAGCGACACCTTCATCACCTACGCCAAGCTGGATCAGTGGGCCAAGTTTGCCGACTTCCAGGTCCGGATCAGCAACCAGATCCGCAAGCGCCAAGCTCTCGACCGCATCATGATCGGCTTCAACGGCGAGTCGGCCGCGGTCCAGACCGATCGCGTGGCCCACCCGCTGCTGCAGGACGTCAACATCGGCTGGATCAAGAAGTACCTGGCCAAGGACGCCGGCTCCCGCTGCCTGCTCGAGGGCTCCAAGGAAGACGGTAAGATCCTGATCGGCCCGACCGGCGACTACAAGAACATCCACGCCCTGGTCATGGACGCCTGCCACGGCCTGATGCCCACCTGGGCGCGCCACGACGCCGAGCTGGTCGCGATCCTCGGCGAGGACCTGCTGCACGACACCTTCTTCCCGCTGATCAACAAGGACCTGGTGCCGACCGAGACCATGGCGGCCGACCTGATCCTGGCGGCCAAGCGCGTGGGCGGCAAGAAGGCCGTGACCGTGCCCTACATGCGGCCGAAGGGCATCTTCATCACCCGCCTCGACAACCTGTCGATCTACGAGCAGGACGGCAAGCGCCGCCGCACCGTGGTCGACAACGCCAAGCGCGACCGCATCGAGACCTATGAGTCCTCGAACGACGCCTACGCCATCGAGGACTTCGACTTCGGCTGCTACATCGACAACGTCGAGTTCCAGGCCGAGGCGGATCCGGACGCCGGCGCCTGATCATGGTGAGCCTGGCCAGACAGTCCTATCTGCGCAAGATGGCGGGCCTCGCGTCCGCCAGCCATGCGCGCGCCTCCGGCGCTCCGGCGCCGGCGGCGGCCGGACCGCAGGCCGGCGACTACCAACTGATGGAGCTGCGCCTGCGCACCGACCAGTTGCGGCTCAAGGCCCTGCAGTCGATCGAGAAGCGCATCGAGCTGAAGCGCGAGCTGCTGCCCGAATACGCCGGCTGGGTCCAGGGGCGCCTGGACGCGGCCGTCGGCGCCGAGCGCGGCGTCCAGGACGACGTCCTCATGACCGTCATGCTCTGGCGGATCGACGTCGGCGATTTCGACGGCGCCCTGCCGCTGGCCGAATACGCCCTGCGCTTCAAGCTGCAGATGCCCGAGCCGTTCAAGCGCGGCGTGGCCTGCATCCTGACCGAGGAGCTGGCCGAGGCCTCGATCAAGCTGCTCGCCGCCGGCCAGCCGGCTCCGTACCTCACCCTGCTGCGGGTGCACGAGCTGGTCGAGGGCCAGGACATGCCCGACGAGGTTCGGGCCAAGCTGTTCAAGGCCCTAGGCCTGGAACACGCGCGCCTGGCGGCCGACGAGGCGGCCTGCGCCGCCAGCGGAGTCCCGGGCGCCGCCCGCGTCTGGAAAGAGCAAGCCCTCAACCATCTGAAACGTGCGCTCGAGCTGCACGCCGCCTGCGGCGTCAAAGGCGACGTCAAGCGTCTCGAGAAGGAACTGAACAAGCCGCCGTCGCAAGACGCCGGCGAGGAGACCGCGGCTCAGACCTGAGCCGCCACGATGTCGCTCCCCCCGCGGCCGGGGGCGGGCGCGGTCAGACCGGCCCTTCTCTCCCAAGAGGTCCGGATCGAGCCGAACCCTCACCCCCGCTTCGGGGGAGCGAACGACAAGGCGCTGGGGCGCCAACGACGGGACACGCGATGACCACGTACACCTTGCCCGATCCGGACGCCCCAGCGCCCCCCACCGGCGACGCCGATGTCCTCACCGGCGATCCTTTCTTCCCCGAGATTGACCCGGCGAAGTTCACGGCGATCATGCGCGTGGCCAGCCAGGTCACCGCCGATCGCGTCCGCGACGCCCTGGTCGACGCCATGCTGCAGGTCGACGCCGACGAGGCGCTGCGCGCCCGCAAGGCGGCCTGGCTGGCTGAGGGCTATGAGCACCTGGTCGACGTACCCGCTGGTCTTTTCGGCGGCGAGCACCGCCTCGTCTTCCTGTTTCGCCGCGCCGTCTTCAGCTTCGCCAAGTCCGCCCTGGACGAGAAGTATCGCGACAACGCCATGACCGAGGCCGGCGAGCGCCGCGCCGAAGGCGTCGACGTCGTGGTCGGCTCACACCTGCGCAACGCCCGCAACGCCCTCTCCGACCTGGTCGCTCGGCCGCGCGCCACCGTGGACCTGATCTGATGGCCGGGCCGATCACCGCCTACGCCCGGGACGGCGACACCCTGGACGCCCTGGTCAATCGGGAGGTCGGCCGCACCGAGGGCGTCGTCGAGGCGGTCCTCGCCGCCAACCCGGGCGCCGCTGGCGAGCGCCTGGCCGCCGGCGTCCCCATCACCATTCCGGCCGAGGCGCTCGCCGCGCCGATCGCCGACTTGATCGACCTCTGGAGCTGACCGTGAAGCAAGATCTCGCCGCCGTTGTCCACGACTTCGGCTTCATCCTGGTCAGCGGATTCCTGGGGGCCATGGTCTCGCTAGCTTACATGCCGGGCTTGACCTGGCGCCAGCAGGTGGCCGCCACCGTCGCCGGCGGCTTCACCGCGTCGTTCGTGTGCTGGGCGCTGCAGGACTGGCTGCACCTGTCGTCGGCCGTCGCCGGCGGCCTGTCGTTCGTGGTCGGCCTGGTCGCCTTCCGCGCTACCCCCTCGCTGGTCAAGGCCGTGGCCGACAGCTTCGCGCGCCTACCCGACGTCGTCGCCCAGTTGGGCCAGGCCCTGGCCGACCGGATCCGCACCTTCGGAGGCAAGTCGTGAAGACGATCGAGCAGCAACTCGAGCTGCACGAGGGCTTCCGGCAGAGAACCTATCGCTGCACGGCGGGCAAGCTGTCGATCGGCATCGGCCGCAATCTCGACGACGTCGGCATCCGCCCGGCCGAGACCGCCAAGCTGGGAATCACCAAGGGCTCGGTCATCGCCGGGGGTGTCACCCGCCCCCAGGCCCTCGCCCTGCTGGCCTTCGACATCGCCGCGGCCCGCGAGACGCTCGACGACCTGGTCCCGAACTGGCGCGGCCTGGATCCGGTGCGCCGCAAGGTTCTCGAGGACATGGCCTTCAACATGGGTCACGCGACCCTGGCGCAGTTCAAGAACACCCTCGCCGCCGTCGCGCGCCGCGACTTCAAGGCCACGGCCACGGGGATGCGGACGTCCAAGTGGTACGGCCAGGTGGGCGCGGATCCTGGCGAGCGCGGCTGGCGCCTGGCGCGGATGATGGAAACGGGCGCCGACTATGCTTGAGCGCCAGGTCCTCGGTGCTCTGGCCGCCGGCGCTGCGGTCCTGGCGGTGTTGGCGTGGGGTCGTCACGGCTACGACGAGCGCGACCAGCTGCGCGCCTACGCGCAGGAAATCTGCGCCGCCGCGCAATCCGACTACGCGCCGGCGAAGGAAACCGCAGGCGTCCGCTGCAGAAAGGCGATCGCCGGTCTGGCCGCATTCAGGTCCGACACCCACGCGGCCTCGGCCGAGATCCTGGCCGACGCGCTGCGCGACCAGACCAAACGCAACACCCGGGCGGCCGAGCAGGCCCGGCAGGCCGCCGACGCGGCCCGGGCCGCCGCCGAGCACATGGAGGCTGTCAATGGCCAGGTTCAAGACGATGATCGTGTCGGCCGCGATTGGTTCGATGCTCTCAATCGGACTGGCGGCCTGCGCGACCCGGGCCACTAGGCCGGATCCGGCCGTCATCGCCGTGAAGGTCCCGCCGGCCGCGCCGCCGGCGAGCGATCTTGTCTGCCCCGTGGCGCCGACCGGCTTCCCGACCGACGAGGTCGCCACCCTGCCGCCGGCGGTGCGCGACGCGGCGATCCGCCTGGCGACGGCCTATGCGGCGATCGCTAGCCAGGTCGTTCGCTTGATCGACTTCAACGCGCCCGGGTCCTGCTCGTCGTGAAGAAGGCAACCCATCTCGAGAAGTACCTGACGACCGCCATCCCGGGCTTGGTCAAGAACCCCGAGCGCCTGTTCCTGGCGATCGACGAGGGCCACGTGCGCCCCGTCAACGGCGGACCGTCCTATCGCTGGATCGCCAAGGTCACCGTCACCCTGCTCGAGATGCCGGCGAAGGATCTCCTCGGCTTGAACCTGGCGCTACTGACCTGGGCCGCGCGCTTCCAGCCCGACCTGATGCGCGCGCCCCAGGCCGAGACCGCCTTCGCCTTCAATGTCGAGATGCTCGATCGCGAGATCTGCGACGTGTCATTCCAGCTGCAGCTCGACCAGCTCGTTTCCGTCATTCCCAGGACGGGCGGCGGCCTCGACGTCATCGAGCGCGACGAACCCGATCCTGATCCGGGCTTCGCCCATCTCGACGGCTTCAAGCCGGCCGCGACGTTGCAGCGCCTGTATGTCGGCGACGACCTGGTGCTCGAGCTTCCCGCGCCGTGAAGGACACCGACGAGGAGCTGAAGAAGATCGAGGCTGTGCTCGCTGGCATGGTCCAGAGCATGGACGCCGCCGGCCGATCGGCCTTGACCCGCAAGATGGCCCACGCGCTGCGCGCCAGCCAGGCCAAGCGCAACCGCGCCCAGCACGATCCGGAAGGCGAGCCCTGGACGCCCCGGAAGCGGCGTCCTCGCGACCAGCGGGCCAACCGCCCGATCCGATTCCTGTACCGCAAGCCCGGCGCCAGCGAGCCGCGCGTCGCGGATCTGCGCAGCTGGCGCAAGGAAGGCCCCTACATCATCGGCTTCGACCGCGAGGCCGACAACATCCGCACCTTCCTGCGCGGCCGGATCGTCCGCCACCTGCCGCCGATCGGGACGGCCGACCCGGGCCAGATGGAAAGCGCCCTGCGCGGCAAGAAGGGCCAGATCCGCAAGAAGGCGGCGGCGATGTTCGTCAAGATGCAGGCCCCGCGCCACCTCAAGCAGGGATCCTCGCCGACCTCGGCCTGGGTCGAGTTCTCCGACCGCGCCGCGCGCATCGCCCGCGTCAGCCAGTTCGGTCTGAAGGACAAGGTCGCGCCCAAGGGACCGGAGGTCCGGTATCCGCAGCGGATCCTGCTGGGCTACTCGATCGAGGATCGCGAAGCCCTGATCTCGATCGCGCTCGACCACGTCGCCCGATAGCGGCCGGTTCGATCAGGCCCGTTTCGGACAACGCGCGCTCGCGCCTGGGCCGCCAGGGCAGCGACATGCCGCCATGCCCCGCTTCGCCGCCGAAGGTCTGGACCTCTCGCGCCTGCCCCTCCCGCAGGCGGTGCGGACGCTCGACTATGAAGCCCTGCTGGCGGCGCGACGCGTCAGGCTGAAGGCCGCCTTCGACGCCGCCGGCATCCCTTACGATGCGGCCCGGCTCGACTCCGATCCGGCAATGCAGCTGCAGCAGGTCGACGCCTACCGCGAGCTTCTGACGCTCGCGCGGATCAACGCCGCCGTCCGCTCGACCATGGTCGCCTTCGCCACCGGCGGTGACCTCGACCAGCTGGCCGCGCGCTACGCGATCCGCCGCATGGACGGCGAGGGCGACGACCGCTTGCGTTGGCGCGTCATGCTCGCCCCCGAGGCGTGGGGCCTCGGCAAGATCGCCGGCTACCTGCAGGCCGCCCTGACCGCCCATGTCGACGTGCTCGACGCCGGCGTCTGGGTCGACCGCGACGACCCGGCCCAGCCCGTGGTCCGGATCGCGCCGATGGTCGCTGCCGGCGACGGCCTGCCATCTGTCGACGTCCTCGATGCCGTCCGGATCTTCCTGAACCGCGACGACGTGAAAGGCGCGACCGACGTCGTCGCCGTCCAGCCGCCGACCCTACGCCCCTATGAGATCTCGCTCGTGGTCCAGCATCTGGCCGGGCCCGATCCGTCGGTGCTGCGCTCGGCCTCGAGCGCGAGGCTCGCCGCCTTGGCGGCCGACCGCCATCGTCCGGGCCGCGCCGTGCAGATTCCGGCGATCATCGCCGCGGGCCTGCCGCCGGCGGCCGAGAGCGCCTACGTTCTACAGCCGTCGGTCGACATCCGCGCCGCCGCGGGCGAACTCAGCTACTGCACCAAGATCACCGTCGCCAGCGAGGTGATCGGTGGCTGACGACCTGTCCCTGCTGGCCAGGCCCTCGCCCTGGATGAGGGCTGTCGAGGCGGCCTCGGCGCCGGCCTGGGCGGCGCCCGTCGAGCTGATCACCGATTTCGCCGACCCGTGGAAGTGCCCGGCTCACCTGCTCTACGCCCTGGCGCTCGAGAACTCGGTCGACATCTGGGACGAGACCTGGTCGGAACCCAAGAAGCGGTCGGTGATCGAGCGCTCGATCGAGCTGCATCGGCTGAAGGGCTCCCTCGCCGGAATCAAGGCCTATGTCGATATCGCTGGTGGCGTAGTGAAACGCGCCACGGCGCCGCCCCAGGGGATTTACGCCGGCGGCGAGAACGAGGCGGACCGCACCGCGTGGCTGTCGCGCTTTCCCGAGTTTCGCCTCTACACCCAGGCCCCATGGTCGACGGATCCGGACGACGCCTACGCCGGCGAGGCCTTCGCCGGCGGCGGCGACTATCCGGGCTCCTACGCGCCCACCAACCCCGATACCCGCCTGCAGTTTCGCGCCGGCGTCCTGATCAAGGACGGCGTGAACTACGACATGACGCGCCGCGAGACCTTCGTCGTCGTCGACGGCGCCGAGCTGCTGGTCGAAACCTTCATCCCGACCGACGTCGACGGTGTCGGCGCCTATGCCGAGGAGGCGTGGCCGGGCGACTTCATCGTGACCAGGCCATCCCTGCCGGCGCTGACCGTCTCGACGGATCTGCCCGCGCTCGGTCGACCGGACGCGGCCACCTACGCCTTCCAGGGCCCCTTTATCGAAAGCCGGCCCGAGCGGGTTGCGACCACTGCGGAGGATCCCGCCGGCGCCTATGCCGACATCGACTATGCCGACGAGGCTTTCCTCGATCGCGGCATCGACCCGGCCCTTTTGTGTTTCGACCGCTGGCGCCTTGCCGACCAGCAGCGGTCGGCCGGCGCGGTCGCGCCCGACGACAGTTTCTTCGGCGACGAGACGCTGCTGGGCCTGCCGGCCTTCACGCTGCTGCTCGACATCCAGGTCGACGAGACCGCGCCGGCCATGACGGCCTTCGCCGGCGGCTTCGAGGGCGATTTCCCAGAAGCCGCCGATACGCGTCGCACCGACCTAGTGCTTGAGGCCGTGCGTTCGGCCGCCGCCGATCGCGACCAGGTCCTGGTCCGCTTTGCCCGTCATCGACCGCTTCGCCTGGGCGACCGCCCCACTCTTCCCGTTCGGCTCGGCCAGCTGGTCGCCGACTTCTGAGGACACCCATGGAACAGACCGTCACCTTCCGCGAGCGCCAGAACCTGTCCGCCGGCGACTTCAACGCCATGCAGGCCATCGCCCAGGGCTCGATCGACGCCCTGATCGCCGCGGCGGTCACCGATCGCCCGGTCTACCATGGCTTCCAGGTCACCAAGACCGAAGCCGCCTCGGTGCGCGTCGCGCCCGGCCGATACTTCGCATCGAACGGCGCGGTCTACGTCCGCGAGACCGAAACCCTTCGAGACTTCATCAGCACCGCATCCCTCCCGGCCAATGCCCTGAGGAAGGTCGCGGTCATCACCTATGGCCAGCTCGAGGACACCCATATCGAGCGCCGCTCGATGCGGATCGACGCGACCTCGAACACGATCGAGCAGGACAACGTCACCATGCGTCAGGCGCGCGTCGCCCAGCTGTCCTTCCTCTTCGGCGCCGAAAGCGCCGATCCGCAGTTGCCGGCGATCGACGCCAACTACCTGCACGTCGCCACGATCACGCTCTCGACCGCCGGCGTCGCCAGCGTCGAGATGGTCGGCGCCAACGCCGCGGACAATCTCGCCGGCGTCGCCGCGGCGGTGAAGGCGCACGAGAGCCTGCTCGCCGTCTTCCAGACCATGTTCGTGACCCTGCGCACCGACATGGCCGCGCTCGCCTTCAAGCAGCGCCTGGCGGCCTCGTCGACCGACCTTCAGGCGATCCTGTTCGACCTCGCGCGCCTGAAGGCGCGGGCCGGCATCGCCAGCAACGCCCTGGCCTACGGCGACAACCTCTTCCTGGACTGGTCGGGCAGCGACAAGACTTATGCCGGCTTCGACGCCAAGATCCTGGCGGGCCTTCGCTTCCCTGAAGCCACCGCCAGCGAGACGGCGCTGGCCCTGTTCAATCTCAACGACCCGGCCGTGAAGGTCGAGAACGGCTTCTGCGTCCCGGCGTACGACGTCGAACCCCGGATCACGATCGACGGCTATTCGGGCGACATGTCCCTGGCCAACTACCAGAGCCAGAACGTGACCTCGGTGCTGAAGACCCGCAGCCGCGAACGCGTCGTCTATGGCGAAACGTCCGAGATCCTGATCAATCTCAACGACCCCAACTACGACCGGATCAACGGCCTCTATAGCCGCAACGGCGAGGTCCTGCAGGTCACTGCCGAATGGTTCTCCGGCGGCAGCAACCAGGCCATGATCGTGCTGACCTCCGGCGGCGGCACGATCACCGAGGAGGAGCCCTACTGGGAAGCCGTCAGCAGCACGGTCACCGTTCAGGGTTCGACGCTCGCGCAGTCGTTCATCAACGCTCAGGGCGGCTACACTGTCGGCGTCGACGCCTACTTCACCGACATCGCCGCGACCGGCGACGTCCACGCCCACCTGGTCGAATGCGACGCCAGCGGCGCGCCCGACATGAGCCGCACCATCGGCAAGGTCACCAAGGCGCGAAACGACCTGGTCAAGTACCCGGCGGCCACCCGCTTCGGCCTGCCGCCGACCGCCATGGAGCCGGGCAAGCGCTACGCCTGGGCCTTCGTCAGCCTCGGCGCGCACCGCCTGGCCGTCGCCGACAAGAACCGCTACGCGGCCGGCCAGCTCTTCACCAGCGCCGACAGCGCCTTCTTCTCGGCCGCGCCCGACAAGGACATGCTGCTGAGCATCCAGTCTTGCCGCTTCCGCGCCTCGCGCGTTACCGTGCAGCTGCAGCCGCTGCAGCTGGCCGGCGGCATGTCCGACATCGACATGCTGTACGAGAACGTGCGCGTCGCCGGCACGGATCTGATCTTCGAGATCCAGCCTCAGGGCAGCGGCCAGTGGTTCACCATCAACGGGCCCGACGCTGTCTCGGCCCTGTCGACCTTGCCGGCCGCCGTCAACGCGCGCCTGACCTTCAACGGCTCGCAGGACATGATGCCGGGCCTCAAGCTCTCCGACAGCGTCGTGAGGTGCTTCCGCCGCAAGACGGCGTTCAAGCACGTGACCCCGGACCTGACCCGCGTCACCACCAGCACGATCAAGGTCACCGCCTTCCTGCGCGGTTTCTCGGCCGCCGCGCCGGCCAGCCACACCTGCCTGGCCAAGATCCTGATCGGCGGCGTCACCGAGCTGTACGACCTGGTCGCCGACGAAGTCGTCCCGGCCATTGGCGGCGACCCGGGCGGCATCAAGCGCACGTGGACGTTCAACATCGCCGCACCGACCTCGAGCTACCGCATCGAGCTGTCGGGCACGGCGGCGGACGCCCGCAACCCCTTCGTCATCACCGAATGCGTCGACCAGGCGCTCTAGGAGGCCCCATGACCCGCAAGACCCGCACCGCCGCGCCTGCCCCGAGCGAAATCGATCCGGACGCCTACTACCTGGTCGTTCTCGCCGACCGCGCCGTCCTTCCGCATGAGACCCTGCCGGCCAGGGCGGAGCCTTACGAGATGCGCGGCCGGCTGCTCCTGGCCGTGCGCGACAAGGTCCAGAGCTACACCGTCAAGGTGGACTGATGGCCGACGGCAGCAGCCTCTATACGGTCGGCGACGACCAAATCCTCGACGCCGCGTGGTTCAACAAGCTGCTCGGCGACATCCACACGCGGATCCGCACGATCGAGGGCGTCAAGGCCTCGCTCGATGCGGCGATCGGCGAGCTGACGGCTGTCGGCCTGAAGCGGATCGACGAGGCGCTGGCTCCGCTGATCCTGCAGGCCCAGACCGACGTCGCCAACATCGAGGAGCACCTGGCCGACGTCGCCCAGCAGATCGCCGACCTGCTCGCCGGTGGCGTCCCCGCGGCCAATGTCACCGAGAGCGCCACCCAGGTCTTCGTCACGCCGGAGCAACGCGCGCAGATCCAGGCGACGGCGACGGCCCTTGCCGCCTTGCAGCAGGGGGTCACGGACTCGGTCAATGCCCTGACGACGGCGGTCAACGCCCGGGCGATGAAGGACAACGCCGACCTCACCGGCGCGCCGGCCTTCGTCACCGTCATCACCCCGGCCGCCCTGGTCGCCGACCAGAACGACTATGCGCCGGCCAACCTCCACACGGCCATGACGCTGCGCTTGGCCGCCGCAAGCCCGCGCACCCTCACCGGGCTTCACGCCGGCAGGGACGGCGAATTCAAGCTGATCGACAACGTCGGGTCGGCCGACATCACGCTGGCCTCGGAGTCGGCGCTGTCGGCCGCCGCCAACCGGCTCGCGCTCGGCGTCGATCACACGCTGCGTTCGGGCCAGTCGCTCATGCTGCGCTACGAGGCGTCCAGCGCCCGGTGGCGGGCGGTGGCCAATGCCACGCGCTCTCAAGTCCCTACCGGGATGCGGGCGCAATTCTATGTTCCACCGCCCCCGCCTTGGATACCCTTGACGGGAGGGACGGCCCTGATCGCGTCCTATCCGCAAATGGCGTCCTTTCTGGGCGCGACGCCGTCCGCCGCGTCGATCGCGCTCCAGAACGCCACCTATATTCAAGGGGCGATTTTTCCCGGCGTGAACGATACCTCGTGGTCGCCTTACCAGTTTTCCAAGGGGCTCGGGTTCTATTGGGCGGTGTTTGTCCAGCGGTCGAACGGCTCTGGAGCCTACACT